CTACACTAACTTTATTATGCAAGATAGTGCGTTTTTAAATAGTGGAGGAATGACATTTGATGGTACAATAGTTAAAAAAGGTGTTATTAAATGCTTATTCAATTGTAATGCATCAGGAACAGCTTTTATTTTAGCTCCTACTCTTACAGTGACTCGCAGATTTAGAATAGTTTACTCATCTTTTATTATTCTATCAGGCGAGAAAGCTATTGACAGTACACCAGCTCCTACAATTCCTGATGATGGATTCATTTTAAATTATTGCAACTTCTCAGGAGGAGGAACTTATCTTGATGGATTTGACCATACATCTGTAAAATCTTTGTTTATAAACAATGTAGGCATCACCAATACATCCAACGTAGGTCATAACTTCATGATTAACAATACAACAAATACTACAATTGGAGTGCCTAATGTGAATGTATGGGTGAAAGCAGCTGGTACCACTACAGTAGGTAATGGTAATTCCCCTAAATGGACACAGCCAGTTTCAAACAGACTTCTTTATGGTGGTATTATTTCAACCGAGTTTATATATAACGCTGTTGGAACTATTCAGAGTGCATCACCTAACCAAGTAATATCTGTTGCTTTAGCAAAGAATGGAGTGGTACAAGCTGAGTCTGAGATAACTGTAAGAACAGCAACTGCTAACCAGCCATATCCTTTTGCTTTACAAGATGTAGTGACTGCAACATCAGGAGATTATTTTGAGATCTATGTTCTTAACACTCAGTCTGCCGACGTTAGAGTAGGTGACTTAAATGTAATTAGTCAAAAAATCACTGGATAAGTGGAACAAAATTGCATAATTTAACATGGATCCAATTGCAATTGCAGCAGCAATCAAAAAGAATGGGATGGTAGGTTTATTGACTCTCATCCTAGTGTTAATGTTCAATTATTTCACAAGTAGACTTGATGCTGTTGAGGGCAAACTTGAAAGAGTAGAAGCAAAGCTATATGATTGCCTAGAGGATCGCATTCAAACATCAGACAATGATATGCATTCAGGTGTAAAGTATCCTGATCTGCTTGTTGGTATATTACCTAAAGAATTAAAATATGGAACTAAAAGAAAGATGGCAGTCTAAGACGCCAAAGTTTTGGAAGAAAGTGCAGCGCATTGGTGTAGCAATTGGTGTGATTGGTGCAACTATTGTTGCTGCTCCAGTGGTATTGCCAGCATCACTTGTCACAGCAGCTGGATACATGGTGGCAGCTGGTACAGTTACAGCTACATTATCACAACTAACTAAGGAAGATGCTAAGTGATCACGTCACACTGGCAGAGTTTTGCCATTCAGATACTGCAAAGCGCAGAGGCATAGATAATAGTATCACTGATCCAAAGCATCTAGCAGCTGCAAAGCTATTATGTGAGAATGTATTTGAGCCTCTCAGATTGCACTTTGGTGTACCTATTCATATCAGCTCCGGCTACAGATCCGGTGCCTTGAATCGTGCTGTCAAGGGCAGTGCCAGCTCGCAGCATTGCAAGGCTGAGGCTTTTGATCTTGATGCTGACAGATATGGCAAGATAACAAACGCACAAATCTTTGAATATATTAAGGAAAATATTACCTTTGATCAGATGATATGGGAGTTTGGTAATGACTCACAGCCTGACTGGGTACATGTCAGCTACAAAGCAAAAGGAAATAGAGGTCAAATACTCAAGGCCAAAAAGATAAACGGTTCTACCGTATACCTAGCTTTTTCGTAAAGCCATCAAATGTGGTAATTTAGGTGAGAGTAGTCAGCAATGGCTACTCTTTTTTGTGGCCCAATAAAAAAAATGTGAAAAAAATATGATAACTATTTGCATAGATAGAAAAGATACCTATCTTTGACCATATCAATACCACAAAAGATGAAACAAAAAATAGAACAGATTGACAAGTTAATGCTTTTACTCACTGAGATGAGAAAGCAAATCCAAGAGCTTCAGGATAAACAAGCAGCTGAAGAGAAACTTTACACATGGTCCATAGATTTTATATCTCATAAAGAATATGAAGAGTATCTAGTGAATCATAACAATATCTCGGATCAAATCAATATGCTTCTTAAGACATATGCACTTATCTCAAATGAGATGTCAAAAGTTTGTTTAAATCTAATATAATAAAGATGAAAAAAGTACAGCAAAAAGAGAATGAATTTGTATCATTCAGATCACCAGTCAACAGAATGATTAAATGGTGGAAATCAAAAGAATCAGATGATGTGAAAAGTGCATCATTCAATGTGAAGTTATATGAACAATTTTTAAAAGCAAGAGCATGAAGACAGCAGCAATATTATTTGTCATGGCAGCCACTACAGTATTGTTTTGGTGGGGTGTATGGCATTGGTTTGAATGGGTAGGTGTTTATATAGCATTATCCTGGACAGCAATCATGATAATTATTTACAAGATAAAAGCAAAGAGAAATGAAGACCTGGAAGATCACATATAAATTCAAGCTAAACAGCAAAGCTAAATGGCAAGATGCCTATAGAGTGCTGCAAGCTAACAGCAGAGAGGATGCAATCAAGAAGGCTGACCTGTGGCCGCCATTAATTAAAGCAGTGCAAGAGATATGAAAAAAGTAGGAAGTGATTTTAGCGGAGTAGGTGCATTCAATCAAGCACTAATGAGATTAGGTATTGAATACAAAGAAATTTTTGCTTGTGATATGGATAAATACGCAAGGCAAACATTCATTCACAACTATGGTGAGCCAAAATATTATCCTACAAATGTTTATGATAGAGAGATTCCATACGAATCACTAGATATTTATATGACATCTCCACCTTGTCAAGCATTTAGTTTAGCTGGAAAGAGATTAGGAAAAGACGATAAAAGAGGTATTTTATTCTTTAACTCTCACGAATTTATTCAAGTAAACAAACCAAGATTTTTCATCTTTGAGAACGTCAAAGGATTGTTATCTGATGATGGTGGTAAAACATTTCAAGAATGGGTGAATATGTTAGGTGGCAAATCAGTTAATGGTGTACCAGTTATATTCCCTTATGAAGATTCAGTACCTTATCATTTGTATTGGAAAGTTTTAAACGCAAAGCATCATGGAGTCCCACAGAATAGAGAGAGAGTATTTTTAATTGGCATTCGTGACGATCAAGATAATAGTTTTCAATTTCCGAAAGAAGAACATTTGAGTAAACGATTAAAGGATGTACTTGAGGATAATGTGAATGACAAGTATTTTTTGAGTGAAGAAAGAATAAATACAATAACCAATGCAGAAAGGTCAATTGGATGGACAGATCCTGAAAGTAAAGATTCAGCTAATTGCGTTCTAACAATGTATTCAAAGAATCCTACTGATGGTGAATATCTAAAAATAAAATCAGCAACTAAACAAGGCTACGAAACAGCAACAGATGGTGATTCAATAAATTTTAGTGTACCTAATTCAGAAACAAGAAGAGGAAGAGTGGGCAAAGGGATAGCACAAACATTAGATACTGCTTGTAATCAAGGGGTATGTTTTGCAGATAAAAGATTAACTCAAACAGTAAATAAAAATAATTTTACAAATGGAGTTCCATCAGCAATTGATTCCTACAATCAATCTGTTTCTGAAATAATAGCACCAACTGTTAAATTACCACATATTGACAGATTTATGTTTGATGGATATAAAATCCGCAGACTTACACCAAGAGAATGTTTTAGACTTATGGATTTTCCTGATACATTTACTTGGCCAGTAAGCGACTCACAAGCCTACAAACAAGCAGGAAACTCAATAGTAGTTAATGTACTTTACAAAATTTTAAAACAATTGCCGCTATGAACACATCAATGATAATGGATCTAGCTGAGAAGCATGGTTTGAAAGTAAGAAACAGAAAGCGAGAGCTGGTATATAAGAGATACTATCTTTGGTCAGAGCTTAGAAGATGGCACAGCCTTGATGCCATTGGTAAGATGTTTGGAATGGATCACTGCTCAGTGCTGCATGGACTTAAGCAGCACAACATTTGGATGAGGGCCAAAGACTATGAATATCTAAAGACAATCAATGAGCTGCACAAGGAAGTACATGAAGATTATCTGCTGCAAATAGAAGAGGACAAAGTGTGGATGTGCGTGGACCATGTATCAGGCAACATGATTACATTAACTCTAAAGCTCAATACAGACGATTCTAGCCGCTTTCTCGATAAGAGTGGATACATTACTAGGGAGGACTTAAAAGAATTGCTATGAGGAACAAATTGAGACGAATGTCAGCTATTGTATATTGCCTTCAACAAAGGACGTACACAATTACAAGACTGCACACCAGGATAAATCATATCCTATCCGATAATTATAGCCAGTCATCCATTGAGAAAGATATCTTTATGCTCAGAGAAGAGTTTGATTGCCCTATTGAGAAATGTCCAGCTGGACTTGTGATCCTAGAGGATTATGACTTCATTGCTAAGCTCACAGAATGGGTGCAGCTGTATGAATAATCTGATTGCCGATTACATCAGCTCCTATTCTATATATATTTATTTTTTAAATAATGTGGTAAAAAACTTATTTTTCAAAAAATGGGAAAATAAATCGGATAATCGGCTGTTGCTTGATTATCAAATAGTTACAAGTAAAATAAATCGGCAATCAATCGGATGTAGAAAAATAAATCGGATGTTAAATAACATATGAATATTTGTTTTACATTTGCAATGTCCTATGCAGAGGATTAGAAGAACTTATTAAAGGCTCTTTTGGCGAGTAGTGCTGCATCACGAAAGCTGAAGGGGCCTTTTCATTTAACATACATTCTAGAAAGATGATCTCAATATACAAATCAGTACAGCAGACATTTGACAAGAATTACATCACTGTAGAAACTGCCATTGAAAGGATAAAAAATAGTAGATACAGAGATCGTATTCTAAAAATGCGGACTTTAAGCAAAGATGAATATACCATTGAGAAAAACAAACTGCCAGTCTATAGATGGTCAGGAGTTTTTGAGTATGGCAATGATGCTGGAATAAAGACTCACAGCGGACTGATATGCCTAGACTTTGACAAGTATCCAAATGATCAGGTGATGGCAGATCATAGAGCAAAATTATGTGCAGATCCTTACACTTACATTCTATTCACATCACCATCAGGCAAAGGATTGAAAGTAGTCGTGAAGATTACAGATGTAATTGAGAATCACAGAAAGCACTTTCTATCTTTGAAACAACACTTTGATTCTGAGTATTGGGATAACAGCTCCATTAATATCTCAAGGAATTGTTTTGATTCTTATGATCCGGACATCTATGTCAACAACAACAGTGAAATATATCTCAGTATAATTGAAGAGGTTGAGGATATTGATGTAACTTATGTGGCTACAATTCCAATGAGGTCAACAAATAAGATTATACAGAATATACAAAAATGGTTTGACTCAAAGTACCAGCTCTCAGAAGGCAACAGAAATAATAGCTTTTTTAACCTGGCATCAGCATTCAACAGATATGGCATCCAGCAAAGTGAATGTGAAACATACATTCTTAATAATTATATTGATGTACTGGGAAGGGATGAGCTGCTGCAATGCATAAAGTCAGGATATAGAGATAAGGGAGCCTTTGGCACTTCACAATTTGAGGACAAAGAGATTATCAACTATGTTAAAAATGAACTGAAGCAAGGTGAAAAGCCTAAGACTATAAAGTCAAAGCTCAAAGAATACTCAGAGGATGAGGTTGAGATAATCATGGATAAGGCTGAAAGTGAATTAAAAAACTTTTGGAGGAAAAATGATAAGGGCCGAGTCACACTATCCCCTACTTTGTACAGAGATTTTCTAGCAGAGAATGGATTCTTTAAGTATCAGAATTCAGAGCTGTCTTATCTGTTTGTCAAGGTTGAGAATAACTTTGTGAAAGAAATCAATGAGGATCTAATCAAAGACTTTGTCCTGGATCATGTTGAGAAGCAAGGGGATCATGTAGTGTTTGACTTCATGGCATCAGTGACTAAGTATTTTAAACGTGACTTTCTAAGCTACATGAAAGCAAAGGATGTAGACTTTATTAGAGATGTCAAAGATAAGGCCTATCTATTCTATAAAAATTGTCTAGTAGAGATCACAGCCAAGTCAGTAGAAGAAAAGCAATATGTTGACTTCATTCAGCATGTTTGGGATAAGCAAGTAATTGATAGAGTTTATAAAAAGTCTAGCAGCAAATGTGATTTTCAACAGTTTATTGTTAATATCAGCAAGACTCAAGATAGATATGATTCATTCAGATCTGTGATAGGTTACATGCTGCATACTTACAAGAATCCATATTACTCACCAGCGATAATCTTAAATGATGAAGATATCTCTGACAATCCACAAGGAGGAACCGGAAAGGGAATAATCACTGAAGCACTAAGCAAGTTTAAAAATACATGCACCATCAACGGAAAGAACTTTGATCCATCAAAGGACTTTGCATTCCAGCGAGTGAGCCTTGATACTCAGATACTAATCTTTGATGATGTGAATGAAAACTTTGACTTTGAAAAGCTCTTCTCAATTGTCACGGATGGGATGCCAGTCAATAAGAAAAATAAGGATGAATTCTTTATTGAGAAGGATAGAACACCAAAGATTGCAATCCCTACAAACTATGTATTGAAAGGTGAAGGGAATTCACATGAACGTAGAAAGTTTGAAATAGAGCTACACAATCACTATGACAAGACCTTCACACCATTCCATGACTTTGGCCGCAATCTATTCTATGATTGGGATGAGCAAGAATGGAGCAAGTTTGACAACTTCATGATTGAATGCATCCAGTATTATTTAAAGAATGGCATTGTCAACTATGCATCAGTTAACCTGGATGAAAAGAGATTGATGTCAGAGATAGGTCATGACTTCTACAGCTGGATAAATGATAACATGAAATTTAATGAGAGAATGATTCTCAAGGATATGTTTGAGAAATTCTGTGATCAGTATCCTACTTACAGAAAGTTTAGTCAGAAGTATACATCAGGTAGAATCAGAAAGTATGGAGATTATCTTGTCAAGAAAGGTAAACTTACAAGAGTAGATGCTGGAAAACAGAATGGTTCCATTCCTTACATTGAATATGTGACTGAACAGAAGAAAGAATCTGAATGGGATAATTTACAAATAATTGATAAAGCACCTTTTTAACATGAAACAGCAAAGAACAGCAATGCAAGAACTAATACATATTATGAATAATAGTGTTGGTTTAGAAAACGGATTTGAATGGAGAAGAGTAGCGAATTTATTACTTGAAAAAGAAAAAGAGCAGATGGAAAAAGTATGGGTAGCGGGTTTATATTGTGAAACTGGAGATAGGCAAGCATTCATAGATTACTATAACGAAAACTATAAATCAGAACAATGAAACAAATATCAATCATCATGATCATAGCTTGGTCTGCAATCTTTGCCCTATTCATCAGCAAATTGTCAGAGCAGAAGAAAGTAGTGCCAGCTCAACAGCACAAATTTACATTTGTAAACGAACAAGACTGGGCAAGGGATACAACTATGGCACCAGGGAAAACATTAACACTAGACAGAATTTATGAACAAGGAAAATAAACAGAGACTCATTGATCTTGAAACAGCACATCTCAAAGAGAAATATCCATCAATGCCTGAATTCGCACTGGCTAAAACTAAGTGGGCCGACTCATCAGCTAATGCTCTCACTAAATCAGTGGTTTCATTCATCAACTTATCAGGCTATCAAGCTGAAAGAATCAATACTACTGGAATGTGGAGGCAAGGAGCCAAGCTCAAGGTAGGTGAGGGAACAAGACAGATGCCGGGCAAGTGGACCAAAGGAACTGGCACCAAGGGATCAGCTGACATATCAGCCACAATCAATGGCAGATCAGTGAAGATAGAGATTAAGTATGGCAAGGATATACAGTCTGAAGCACAGATAAGATATCAAGAAATGATAGAGAAAGCTGGGGGAACATATCTGATTGTTAAGTCATTTGATGAATTTATTCAATGGTTTGATTTGTTTATCTCAAAATAATAATTATATTTGTTGAAATTTAATACCACAAATTATGGCAACAGTTAAAGAAAAGGAGAGTGCAGCTCCAGTACCTATGTACAAAAAACTGCATAACGCAAAGCTGGCAATCGGCAAGGTCCACAAGAATGCTCAGTCACATCATTCAAGATACGCAGATCTCAATGCTGTACTAGATGCATGCGAGAATATTCTGATGGAGAATGGACTGATCATCATGCAGCCTATCATTGACCAAATGGTCTACACTAAGATTATAGATGTTGACACTGGTGAGCATGTAGAATCAATGATGAAACTGCCTGACTTACAGAATCCCCAGCAGCTAGGTAGTGCCATTTCTTACTATCGCAGATACACATTGACCAGCATCCTATCATTGGCCGCAACAGATGATGATGGCAAGGCAGCATCTAAGGCAACTGAAGAGCCAAAGCCAGCAGCTAAGACATCACTTACAGATGAGGCATTTGGTAGAGCACTGGCCAAGATTGCAAGAGGTGAGTATACAGCAGAGGAATTGAGAACAAATTATTTATTAACTAAAGATCAGGAGGCAAAACTATGAGACCAATGTCAATACAACAGATGGTAGAGTTTATGCATAGTGATGAATGGATTTTAATTAGTGACGATCTCAGATCAGAATGGATAAAAAACTTCTATCAAAAAGCTAAGCTAGAGATAATGACAGCCTACATTGATGGCAAGTACAAGTCAGAAGGCTATGAGAATTCAGAAGATTACATCAAACAAAACTTTGAGATATGAAATGGCATCCATCAAGCATAGGTAAGATCATGACAAACGCTAGAAGCAAGTCAGAGGTCCTATCAGAAACAGCTAAGAGCTACATCAAGTCAATTGCAAAACAAGACTTCTATGGCTATAATATTGAGCTGAATAACAAGTACATCATCAAGGGCATTGAGCAAGAACAAGACAGCATTGATCTAGTGAATGCAGTCAGATTCACTGACTACAAAAAGAACAAGGTCAGACTAGAGACTGAGCTGATGACTGGTGAGTGCGACATCCTACTGGATGAGGCTATCATAGACATCAAGACATCTTGGTCATTAGAGACATGGCCAGCAACAGCAGAGGATGGTGATGAGTCACTTTATGAATGGCAAGGCAGAGCCTACATGTATCTGTATGATAGGCCATCATTTGAGCTCATCTACTGCATGGTGTCAACAGATCCTAAAAATGATCTAGGACTGCTTAATCAGTGGGATAACATGTCTCTGCATAGAGTGGACCATATTGATGCAGCAAAACGTATCACAGTTATCAGATATGAACGTGACATTGAGCTTGAGCTGGCAATGCTGGAGAGGCTAAGACATGCATCAGAATTCTATGTGCAGTATATTAACAAGCTAAACAATAAGTGATGGAAGTAGTACAAGAGCATGTGTATGATATCAAGTCTGAATCAATGTATTGGAGGGTTTACTTTACTCAAATTTCTTTAATACCTTTGACAAATGAGGAATATCATGAGGTGTCTGCGAAGCTGGATCAAATCCTTGAGGACTTGGAGACCAGGAGAAAATTTATGGGTACTGGTAATTAATTTAATCTATAGAAACAAATAAGTATGGAACAGAAAATCAACAGTGGAGCAATCTTTAAGAATGACAAAAAGACTGCCGACAATCAGCCTGACTACAGAGGCAAGATCAATGTAGAAGGCAAGGAACTTGAGATCTCACTATGGGTGAAAACAGCTCAATCAGGAGTTAAGTACATGAGTGCAGCAATCAAAGAGCCTTATGTGGCTCCAGCACCGGCACCAGTGCTACAAAATACAACTGATAAAATAAAAGCAGCAGATGATTTTGAAGATGACCTTCCCTTCTGATGTGAGCCTAAGTGATTGGATGAGAGGAGAGCTTCATAAGAGGCTCTCCAATCGTTACAAGCTGACTCATCTGTCAGAGGATAGTGATCTTAACTATGCACAGCTGTGGAGGTTTTGTAATAGCAAGCCAGTATCAGAACAATTTCTCAATGAGGTATTCAAATATTTAATAACTTCGGGATGTGTTTTGGAATAAAGAGGCATACAATATCGCTATCAAGATCACTGGAGGCTCAGAGCTATATCGTGACCTTGTCTCAGATGTGTTCATCATACTCAGTCAGTACGAGATCCAAGATGCCGATCTTCCGAGAACATTTGCAAGGTTTGCATACAATCAGTGGAAATGGCCTGGCAGTGAATTCAACAAGAAATTCAATCCCCCAATACGTCTGCTCCCATTCGAGACAGATGTTGCCTTCAAAGAGACAGAAGATGATGACCTATCAGAATATCAATGCTATCTTGATAACTACATGCAGAAGTCTCCTGAAGATGATCAAGAGCTATTTTGTAAAGAACTAACTAAAATGCATCTGTATGGGATGACTTATAGAGATATCAAAGCAGAAACAAATCTGCCCCTCAGAGTCATCCATGGTGCCATAAAACAATTTAAAAATGATTTATATTCTATTCATACTGGCGAGCCTAGGGATATCAAGAGCAATGATGACCTTTGAACTGCCTGATATCAAACCACTAAACTGCTGGAGCTGCCTATCCTTTTGGACTTCAGTGATCCTATTACTGATGTACGACTGGCACACTATTGGCATAGCATTCATCACATATTTACTAGCTGATATTATACAATCATGGGAGAGCAAGCAATGACTGATCAGGACAAGTATTTTGCCATGATTGGTGCAATACTTTTGCGTGAGCTGCACAATAGCAGAGAGCTAAGAAGAAAGATAAAAGGCACAGCCTTAGAGAAGAAACTACTTAAAATTATGAAGCCATGATATCAAATGAGCTGATGAGCCAGGTGCAGAGATTTATGAAGACTAGATCCTTTGCACTGAATGAAGAGCTAAAAGAGGAGCTGTCCATGTGGCTCAAGTTAAACAAGAATATTGTGCTCAATAAAAGATGTGGCACATGCCTACGGAATGCAATGAGAGACTTGTCTGCCCATATTCAATCAAATATCAACACAGAGATCAAACCAGCTAAGATTCAGTTTATTGGAACAAAACAATATAACTATGAGAGCATGAGCTACAATGATATGAAGGCACTGGCAAAAGATAGAGGACTAAACTTAGGAGCAGCACCAAAGAAAGCTGATCTACTTAACGCATTGAAATCATGATTGTAGCTCCTATTCCAGTGAATGGCAGAAGGCCATTGCTCAAAATCACAATCACAAGACTTCAGAAGGTAGGAGTTAAAGTCATCTGCATGGGCCATGATCCGGAAGATAAGGAGCTGTGCATCAAGCTAGGTGCAGAGTGGATAGAGATATCCAATGATCCACTGGGTGCAAAGTGGAATGCTGGATTTATGGCAGCTAAGAAATACAATCCTACTGGGGTGCTGTTTGTTGGCTCTTCTGACTGGGTGTCAGACAATTACATCCAAGAGGCTGAAGATAAGCTCAAAGAGTTTGACATGGTAGGAAAGCTAGGATGTCACTTCATTGATGTGGATGATAAGATCAGACTTGTCAACTGGACTGGATACGGCAAAGGACCTAGATCCTATGAGCCTATAGGTATTGGCAGAATGCTATCAAATAGATTCCTTGATAAGATCAACTGGCAGCCATTTGATAAGAGATTAAACAGCGGGCTTGATTGGGCCATGTGGCTCAGAGCAATCATCAGTGATGCATCCATTGGGATATTCGATGCAGATGAGATACAATTCTTGTCAATCAGTACAGATAAGTGGGAGAATAAACATAAATTTGAGGATCATTGGACTGGCAAGTTAAAGAGTGAACGCATCACCGGCAAAGAACAGATTGCATTCCTTCAGTCATTCCCTGAAATATATGATTTACAAAATGAACTATGCGGAGAATAACACAGGCCTACATATCTAAATCAATAGCAGACTTCGCTTTTTTAGAATGGTATCAAATGAATGAATATTATGATAGTGAAAAACCTTGCTTGTTTATTGGACAATATCGAGAAGAAGACTGGCAAGCTGTATTAAATCATAAATCTGATGCCATATGCATTTGGACTGGAATGGATTCTAAATATTGTGATCGATTAGATATATATAAAATGAATCATGTCAAGAATATAACCTGGCACGTTAATTTACATAGATATATTTCAGATTACTTAAAAATTGATTTAGTTGATATTCATATAAAATCAAATGATAAATTTACAGGCATATATGGAAATAAAATATTTGCATATTGCCCAAGCGGAGATCCAGAATATCATAATGAGAATATAATAAAAGAATTGATTTTTAGAGGTTATGATATAATCATCGGAGATGGTTCAATACCACAATCTGAATGGCATTCAAATATTAAATATGAGGTATATAATAAATGTTACATTGGACTTGTTTTAAATAATTATGCTGGAGGATTACAAACAATTTTAGAATTAAAAGCTCAGGGTAAATATTGCATAACTAATGCCGCTTTTTTAGATAATTGTATACCTTGGAATAATATAGAAGATATTATTCAAATATTAGAATCTCATAAAAACAATCAAAAAGAAATGATTCTCAATAATCCAAATGAAATAAAAAATGATCCATATTGGATGTTTACTTAAATTTGAAATATGAAAGAATGTAACAGATGCCTATTCACTTCTGACTTCGCTGTCATAGGTAGTAAGCAATGCAACTATTGTGATCTACATGATGAGCTACAGCAGCAGTCAAATCCTGAAGAGCTCAATGGAGTTATCAACAGAATCAGAGAGCATGGCTATGGTGACAAATACGATTGCATCATGGGGATCAGTGGAGGTCTTGACAGCTCAGTGCTACTGTACACTGCTGTGCGTTACTGGGGCCTCAAGCCATTGGTGATCCACTTTGATAACAACTGGAATGCACCACAAGCTGTCCACAATATGCAGCAGCTCATCAAGAAGCTGAATGTGGATGCAATCACCTACCAGGTGAACAAGTCAGAATATGACAAGCTCAATGAGGCATTCCTTTACGCTGGACTTCCGGATGCAGATATCCCTAATGACATAGCAATGACAAAGCTCATGTACGACACTGCACACAAGTACAAGATCAAGTACATTCTCAATGGTCATGACTTCAGAACTGAGGGATCAACACCAGCCTCATGGACCTACATGGATGCCAAATACATCAGATCAGTGTACAAGGCATATACACAATCAGAGCTGACCAACTATCCACTATTCACATTCAAGGACCAACTGTACTATGCACTGAAGGGAATCAAGAATGTAAGACCATTCCACTATGGATTCGACAGAGAGACAATGGAGGCTGAAATGAAACGACTAATTCAATGGCAAGACTATGGCGGCAAGCATTGTGAGAATGTTTACACTGAGTTTGTAGGTAGCTTTCTACTGCCTAATAAATTTGGCATTGACAAGAGAATTGTATACCTTTCTGCACAAGTCAGATCAGGAAGATTGACAAAGCAACAAGCTAGAGAGCTATTCGATGTCAAGCCTGAATTTGACATGACAAAGCTAGGGGAATACGAAACAAAAATAAATGCACTAATTAACCTTCGCAAAGGTGACAGAGCCAAATATGAGAAGTACAACTTCAAAGCCTATAGGCCACTGATATGGATCCTGGCAAAGATGAAGGTGGTGCCCTATACATTTTACACTAAATACTGCAAGTGATGGCATACTCAGATGAATTCATAAAACACCTTGAGGAACTGGCACATATCTATATCGAAGAGTGCATCTCCCATAAGAAAGAAATGATATCCAATAAAGGAGAGATTGTCCTGGTACTAGATAGGCATATACCTACTATAGATTACTTCCTTAGAATATGGATTCCTATTGTGAGGAAAGAAAAGAGTATTGTAAGAGAGACTTATTACACTTGGTTGAATTCTGATGACAAACTCAAATCTGACACTATTAAAAAAATAGATGAGCTTTTTAAAGGCTTAGCTGTTGATATTGTGGGCAATGAGGGCAAGGGAATATTCTACGCAAAGAACAGATTAGGCATGCATGATCGCCAGCAAGTTGAGACTAGAAATGTTGATAACTTTGACTTTGATGAATGAGTACAATCAAAGGCTACAAGCCTCATCCTAATCAGAGGCATATCCACAATGCTATCAATCAAGGCAGCGAGAAATACTATGCTCTGAATATTGGTAGGCAATTTGGCAAGACCTTACTAGGAATCAATCAGCTTCTGTACTGGGCCATCAATCATCCAGGCTCACAGATTGCTTGGGTAACACCAGTATACAAGCAAGGCAAGAAAGTATTTGCAGAGCTTGAGAGAGCTACAAAGAACAGCGGACTATTTGAATTCAACAAGTCAGATCTCAAGGTGACTGGCTTTGGATCATCAATAGAATTCTTTAGTGGTGAACGGCCCGACAATATCAGAGGGAATACCTTCCACTTCATGGTAGTGGATGAGATGGCCTTCACAAGACCTGAGCTGTGGAATGAGGTGCTATCTGCAACTGTCATGGTCAAGGGAAAGAAGGTTATATTCATCTCAACACCAAAGGGCAAGAATCATTTTCATGCCTTATGCATGCAGCCTAACTATGATGACAGATACAAGTACATCCACTTCACATCCTATGACAATCCTATGATTGCACCACAAGAGCTGGAGGAGAGAAAGCGGTCATTGCCTGATCATATCTTCAGACAAGAATACATGGCTGAATTCATTGATAATGCATCCGGACTATTCAAGAACGTGAGGCAATCAGCTGGCACATGGGAGAGAGGAGGCAAGTGCTATGCCGGACTAGATATAGGTAGGGCAGATGACTACACAGTGCTGACAATACTGAATGAGAGAGGGCAGATGGTATATGTGGGTAGGTGGCGGCATGATGAGTGGTCCAAGATCATTGACAAGGTAGCAGACATCATCAAGCAATATCAAGCAGTCACATTGATAGAGGTCAACAATCAAGGGGATATCTTCTATGAGATGCTATCATCAAGGCTGCGTAATCTAGTCAATCCCTTCACAACTACCAGCAAGACCAAGCCTATCATCATTGAGGATCTAGCACTAGCCTTTGAGCAGTCAGACATCAAGATAATAGAAGAGCAATGGCTGATAGATGAGCTTGAGAATTTTACCTATATTTACAATCCGAATACCAGGTCAGTACAATACTCTGCACCAAGTGGGCTGCATGATGATGGGGTAATATCACTGGCACTGGCATGGCATAGTAAAAAGAACTATAGTAAGAGAGGGCAATACAAAATATTAAGAGCATGAAAACCATTGATGTAAACTATCCACAGACAATCCAAGAGTGTACACCTGATCAGTTAACCAAGTGGTTAATCCTGGCACCCGTTATCCAGGATGCAGATAAGTCATTCACACGGATGCTTGATTTCCAGGTGCAGCTCGTGAGCATCTTCACCGGGCTGCCAATAAACAAGGTCAGAAAGGTCCATGTAGATGATATCCTGGCAGCAAGCACTGAGCTACTGAAGATGCTATCGGAATACAGAAATACTGAGCCTTCAGAATTCATTGAGATAGAAGGCAAGAGATACAGATTTGAAAAGGACTTTAGTGCCATAGAGACTGGTCAGATCATTGACATGAAGCTCATTGAGGATGTCAGCTCAACACCATGTGAGGCATTGGCTATCTGCTACATTGAGGAGGGCATGGAATACTGCCAAGAGGATGATAGGGGCAAGGTCATCAATCCCAATAAGAAGAGGGAAGAGATATTCAAGAGGGCCTTCCCTGGTGATGAATTTCTGAACTTCTTCGCTTTTTTTTTGCGAGAATCAGAGAAGCGGAAGCTCGCTATCTTGGGAATACAGACAGCGAGGTTGATGAATCAGAATCAGACAATGCATCAGAAACTCTTAGAGACAGCGAATGGTTTACGTGGACAAGAATCCTCCTCAAGCTGGCGCAAGAGCTTGGCAAAGATGTGGACACTATCACGCGTCAGCCATACATAAAGACATTGTTTTGGCTCAACTTCTTTAAGCTGAAAGCGGAACAAGATTACATATTACAAAGACATGGCTGATGATCTGCAATTTCTTGACTCACTAGGTATATCTCAGACTGAACTTACTCAGCCTCAGACAGCTTATGAGAAGTTTATTCTAGGTCTTGCCAATGAGGTCACAGCACAATTCCAAGAGTATATATTTACTAACGTAAACAATACTGGAGGACTAGCTCAGTCAGTAGTATACTTTCCTACTGGAGCATTATCATTTGAGATACAAGCGGATGAGTACTACAAGTTTCAAGATGAGGGTGTCAATCCAGTAGGGCAGAATAAATTCCAAACACCTTACAGCTTTAAGTATCCTAATGTTTCAAAGAATCATGCTAAGGCAATACAGCAATGGAAGGGATATGATCTGAGCCATGCCTATGCATCAGCATCAGCTACTAAGAATAAGTATGGTATCAAGCCTCGCAATATCACATCCAATGTCATGAGCAATGAGGTCCTTGATAGGATAGCAAATGATCTAGCTGCTGTCACTGGGTTGATGTTTGAAATATCATTCACAAAAAATACAAGAACATGGCAATAACAATACTAGGAGAGCCAATGCCATTCTGGCCTATCTGCAATAATGTAGAATGGTTTTTTGAATCAGACAATACTGGACAAGCTAACTTTTCATTCATTGTTGAGGTGTATATCAATGGGGCTCTTAATTCTACTCATCAAGTATTCCCTGAGAATGGTAATGCTGGAAAGTTCAACATCTCAGCACTTGGTAGGGCGGTCTTGAATAATAACTATCCTGATCAAGCTACATTCGGACAAGAGTTATTGACTGAGTATGTTTGGTCATTGTTAATATATGAGAGATATGGCACACCGCCTGAGGTTATCATTGCATCCTCAGAGGCAACAAGTGGATTCATTTTTCTAAACGGATCATTCAGATATGCCAATGCTACTACTGGAAACTGGGATTATCAAGATTATGACCTTGATACTGGCGGCAAAGGTGACTTATTTTTAACTGACTTTCCAAGAAATAGAAAGGATTTAGTATCTTATTCAGAGGCAAAGTATCTATCAATCATCAATAGTGGTGGTGATTTCTGTACTGGATATGTGAGTCTATACAATATCAGTGGTACACTTATTACATCAGCTACATGGATAGGAGTATTAGGAACTAGTCTTATAATACCTTTGCTTAGTGTAGGCCCGTCTGTTCTAGTAGGTGGCACATCATTGGTGCAAGCTGACTTTGACAACTGCTACTACTACACCATTCAAATCAAGCAGACTGCGACACCATCAAAAGATTCAGAGATTTACAGAATATACTATGATCAGTCATGCAGTGCGTATTCAAGGCGCAGATTGATTTGGCTCAATAAATATGGCGCATGGGATAGTTTTACATTCACTTTGTTATCTGAGGATAGCTCTGATGTAACATCAAACAGATACAGCAAAAGAACTGGGAGATGGGTAGGAAGCAGCTATGAATATGACTTGAGTGATGGTCAACAAATGACTGTGAGTAAAAGTGTGCAAGACAAGCTCATTCTGAATTCAGACTGGATTCATGAGGAGGTACAGCAATGGCTGGTGAGGGATCTGTATGAATCACCAAGAGTATATCTACAGAATGATTTTGGCATTGATATATTTGAGCCAGTGAACGTCACCAATGCTAACTACCTACTTAAGCAGAGACGCAAAGCTGGACTCATTCAAGAGCAAGTACAGATAGATAGAACATACACCTACATTTCACAATTAGGATAGATGGAGCTATACATCAATGATATACGAGTTGACCTTGATGAGAGGCTGCCATTCCCATTGACATACAACATC